AGTAGGTAAGTTGCCTGTAGATGCTAACTTACAAATGTAGCTTGATCCATTGTAAGATACAACGTCATCAACAGCATAAGCTGTTCCACCTGCGTATGCACCTTGCCAATTAAATTTTATATTTCCTAGATTTATTGTTGCCATATGTTCTCCTTTATAATTTTATTCTATTATTTTCTACGCACATTAAACTGTTGCTATTAATTGCCCATTAGAAATACTAAATGTAAAGCCAGACGCTGCAAATAATACATCATCAAATGCTGCATAAGTAGCTGCATCTATATTATCTACGCCACCACCAGTTGTTGTTACTATTAATTGACCACTAGCATTTTTATTAAATCCATATACTTCTGCTGAACTAGCATTTCCTGGTTGGAATGTAGAAGATGAAGCGTTCCAAGTTAAAACTTGTCCGTCTGTAACACCTGCAATAGAAACATCATTAGCATCACCTATGCTAAAGTTTGCTAATTCAAATGTACCAAATGTAACTACATCTACAATATCAGTACCAGATACTCCTATTGGACTAGCAAATACTATTGATGTACCAGATGAAACTGTAACATCTGTTCCATTCACCATCTTGACCCCATTTAAATATACGTCAATATATGGTGAGTCATATGTAAGGGAATTTCCAGAATCATCATTACCACTAATTGTAGTAGTTGTTGAAGATACTGTATATGTAAATCTTTCTGATGTTCCATTAACTGATGATCCAGTATTAATAAATCCTCCAGATGAGTACACTTTCATAACGTCATTTGTAGAATCAAACCATAAATCACCTACATCTAAACTTGTTGTTGGAGCTGTAGCTGATACTCTGTATCTAGCAGCAAAGTCATTAACTGATCCAATATTATTAGATACATCTTGTACAGATGCAATGTTAGTTGCAACAGTACCAATTGTATTAGATCCAGCTAAATCAGTTGCTACTGTTCCAATAGTATTAGATCCTGATAAATTTGATGAAACAGTATTAATATTTGATGCGTTAGAATTAACAGAAGTAATAGCAGCAGATATTGCATAGACACCTGCTATTTCAGTATTTAATCCTGCTACTGTAGTTATTTGAGAATTAATTCCAGCAACAGTTGCTATATTATTTGTTGGAGATATTTGTCCTGCAACAGTAGTTATATTTGCATTATTTCCATAAACTCCAGCAATTTCTGTTGCTAAACCTCCCAAAGTTGCAATATTATTAGTAGGTGATATTTGACCTGCAACAAGATTAACATCACTAATATTATTTGCTACTGTATCAATTTCTGGTTGGACTTCTTGTAAGTCAGCAGCTACAGTTTCAATTTCAGAAACTGCTTCATTAAGATCATTTGCAACAGTTATAATATCTGCAATATTTGTTGCTACAATATTAATATTAGGAATATTAGAAGCTACAGTATTAATATTAGATACTGCACCTGCAACTGTAGTTACATTAGCTGCTATACCACTAACTGTAGTTACATCATTTGCTATTCCAGCAATTGTTGTAATGTCTGTAATATCTTGTGCAAATTCTAAACCATTACCTGCACTATTAACAGATAATACTTTATTAGCTGCTAAGTTAGGAAATGTAATATTAAAAGTGTTTGCTGTTGTTGCCGCAGCTCTTGGAGAGAATTTTAAATCTCTTTCCAATTGCTGACACATAGCAATAATTTTATCTAATTCAGTATTTAATGAATCAATTTGAAAAGCTCCAGATGTTGGAAAGTCTGTAGATCTTTCAATTGCTAAATCTCTATAAATTGTAATAACATCATTTAATGTTGCACCAGATCCACCTAATGAAATAGATCCACCACCTGTTTGTCCTGCACCAGATACTGAATATTCTAATGCTGTACTAGGTGATGCAGCATAAGTTAATAATGTTGTGCCATTATAAACTTTTAAATCTGCATTAGCAAAAAATTCAAATGGAACAGTAAAGCTAACTTGCCCAGAGGTAGCTGTATATTGTACACGTGGTTCTGTGTCAGAAATAATAATTGCCATTATCGAAGTCCTTTTTCAATGTCGTCAAATAACCAATCTAAATACCATACGTTCTGAAATGGAATTAATCTACGCACATTACGTGCTGTGTAGTGATTATATTTATTTCCACCAACATCATACATAATATCAAATACATTATAAATTTGACCTGCTGATGGGCCAAGTAATCCTACTTTTGATCTCATAGAAGATCCGTATGGTTTTGTTTCTCCAAGTATTGGACCAATACCTATTCTATTGTCAGTTAGAGCTTCTATTGATCTATTAATATCTGTATAGATTCCAGCTAATCCAGATCTATCAAAAGCATTTAATAATTTTTGTGTTAAAGATAATTTAGAATAATCTTTACCAAATCTAAATTCATTATAGATTCCATCAGTTAACATACCTGCACCAAGTAATAAAAATGATCCAAATAAAAAATCCATATCTTTTTCTTGCATACCTCTAATCAACATTCTTTGTGTTGAAGCCATAGCAAATTTTTTAAATTGAGCTAATGTAGATCCTAATTCAAATGACATCCATAAAGGCGTATCACCTTTTCCTGGTGTAACAATTGTAATATTAATATCTTTATTTAATGCAGCACCAAATGCTTGTTTAGCTGCATCATCAGTCCATTCTGCTGTATTAGCCATAAAGTTATATTTTAATTTTGTTCCGTGTTGTTCAAACTGATTAGCAATTCTTTTAGCCATTTGTTCATTTATACCAGAAGATGCTAAAGCAGTTTTCCATTTAGGAGCAATAGTTTCACCTTTAGACCATTTAATAGAATCTTCTATTATTCTAGATCCTATTGTTACCGAAGCCATTGATTTAGTAAATTCAGTCCATCTAGACATTAAGTTAACATACATAAAGTTAAACATTGCTGCTTTTCCCATTGCACCTTCAATTTTAGATCCCATACCAAACATATCTCCAACATCAGAAAACAACATAGCTCTTTGACCTGTTAACATATCTACTGCTTCAGCTACCGAGTTAGCTTCTTTTTTACCAAGTTTTCTAATACCATTAGCACCAGAAAGCATATCAGCAAACATTTCAAATTGAGTTTTAAATCCTCTTTCAATACCAGAAGTCATAACAACACGTGCAACGTCTGCTGATGCTGCTAAGAATCCTGTAAGCATTGTAAGAGCATTGTAATGTTTCATAGTTCTCATAGCTCTAGAAGTAAAAGCATGTGGATTAGCAGGTAAACCATAAGTACCTCTAACTAATTCTACAGCAGCTTCTAAATCTTCAAGTACTTGATTTCTTTCTTTAATAATAGCTGCTCTAGCTTCTTTTGATTTAGCATTAGCAGCTCTTAAATTATATTCATTAGCAACTTGATATAATCCTGGTGATGTCATTGAATCTGCTTCAGATATGTATTTATATCCTAAACCATTTGGATCACCATATTTTTTAGTAAATAATATATCTGGTGATATTTGTCTGTAATATGTTTTCATTAAAGAAAAAATATCACTAACAATAAAATTGTTTTCAATAAGTTTTAATTGTGTTTCTGGTAATAAATTTAATTCTCTAGCTCTTGTAGATCTAGCATATCTAGGTCTATTAAAAGCATATCTTTCATAAATAAGATCATCAATATTATCAGTGTATTTATTTTTTTCAAATCTAACAAAAGGAAAATGATTAGATAAATCTTCAACTAATTGATTAAGTTTTTTAGTGGTAATATTTAAACCACGTTTAATAAAATCTTCTCTAATAATTTGTTTAAATAATTCTTTATTATTATCAATTGCAGATTTATTGTAAATAATATTAATGTAATCTTTAATTAAAGAATCAGCTCTAGCTAGTCTTTCATCTAATTTTTTAATTTTATTTTCTATTTCTGTTCTAGTAAATGTAGATGTTTCACCATCAACTTTAGATTTGAAATTAACAGTGCCTTCATTTTTTTGTTTCATTCTTTCTAAAGTAGATTTCCAAAAATTAATTTCTCTTTCAATAGGAAGTTTACGAATACCAAGTTCTTGCATTTCTTTACCAAGTGGCCCATAAACTTTTTCTTGTGTAATACGAGCTGCTTGAGCAACTTCTGGTATCTCGTGTTGCATTTTATTTAATCTTGATTTTGTAACTTCTTGTGCAAACTGAGATATAGACATATGTTCATTATTAAATTTATTATGAAGATTAATACCTAATTCAGTTTTAGGTGCAGCACCTTGTACTCTATTAATGTATTTTAAATATTGATCTTTAATACCTTTCATAGCTTCTATGTTTCCAACTTCCATCATACGAAGCTGTGTTTCAATAGAAGCATCAGATGCTTCAAATCCATACTTTTCAGTATTTTTTAATTTAAGTAATGGAGTATCTAATATATCTGCCATCATTGTTTTAGCATTTAAAGATTTAGATTTTATTACTCTAAATACTGGAGTCCAAGGCCCTTCTTCACCAAAGATTCTTAAATTAGATTTTATAAAGTTTTCACCTTCAAATCTTTCTCTAAATGTTTTTTGAGGTGCAGCTTGTTCATTAACAGCAGCTCCACCAGAGCTTGGTGTTGGTCTTTCATTAGGATTAATAAACTTACCATCTTCATAAACTTTAGTACTAACATCTTCTATTTTAGGTGTATGATAAGCTTTGTCAGCTTCAATAACTTGTTGTTGAACTTTAGGTGATACATTACCTTTAGCCATTTTATTAATAATGTAAGGTAATCCATATCCACCTGCTACTACCCAAGGCACATAATCATCTGGTCTTGTAGGATCTAAAGTTTGTTTAGCAATTTCTTCAGCAGCAAAAGCTGTTCCAAATACTTTTGCAGATTGACCAAATTTAGTAAACAATAATAAACTTGATGGATCTGTAAATGCACCAGTAACTTTACCTAAATGATACCAAGGTGAAGCATAATTATTTTGGGCGTGATTATTTATTTTAGTAAGTATAGCAGTAGTTTCTGCTGGACTTTTGCTAAACATAAACTGATCATAAAAATCCATATAGGATTGAGCTTGTGGATCTTCTTTAGGATTATAACCATCTTGTGGTTTAAAGTCTTGATTATTAACCATATAATCATATGCAATGTATGGTAAGTTTTCTTCTTTAAATCCAGATAAAAAATCTGATACTTTATACTCAACAGGTTTTAATGCTTCTTCTTTTTGTTTAGTAATATCCTGTGGTGTAATTGGATATGCTATCATTATCTAACTTTTCCTAAAGTACCACCAAATGAGTTAATACCTTTAGTATATCCTTCCATAATCATACCATCTAATAATAGTTGATTGTTTGGTGGATAGTATTTGTTAAATGCGTCACTTCCCATTTCGTGTTCAATCATAAACTTAATAATTTTCATCATTTGATTAGAATCAAAAAAGTTTATTTCAGTATCTCTAGTAAATCCAGTTTTAGATTCTAGTGCATTAATGTATGATGTAGAATCTACAGCATAAACTTTTAACATTTCACCTAATGTTGGAGTATCAGAATAATTTTTTGTAGTATTAGTTGGTGCTAAAGTTGAATTGTTAATCATAACTCTTACACCAGCTCTTATAGAATCTACAGGACTAGCAAATACTGCTGCTTGATTACCTGTGCTAACATCTACCATTTCTCCATCCCATTGAGAATCAGTTTTCATAACTGCCATATAGTTATTAGTTCTTAATGTTAATGGTAATGATGTATCTTGATATTTATCATAAACAAATTGTCTATATGTTTTTTGTATATTTTCTTGCGTATAAGAAGTTTGATACGGAGGAAATATAGCTTCTAATTCTTTATCTTTAGGTTGAATTTTTGAATTACTTACAATTCTAGCGTCATAAGATAATATATTATTAATTTCATTATTTACTTTAGCAGCTTCATCATAATAAGGTTTAAGATCAGCATCTATACCTAGAGTTTTAAATATAAAAGCAAATGGTCTAACTTCTGCTGGAACATCATTAAGACCAGGTACATCTGGATAGAATTTATAATCAGATGCTTCAATACCTAATTTAATTGTTCCATAAATAACTTTTTTAGCAAAATCGTGATAAGCATTATTGTTATCAAATTTATGACCATAAGTTTGAATAAAACTGTCGTATTTTTTTTGAGCTAATGTTTGTATTAAGTTAGCTCTACTAGCTGGTAATTTATCAGATACTAATGGATTACTAGAAAATCCTGTAGGATCAAAATAATTATTACCAGTTGTTAAACTAATTAAAGTTCCTTTATGATTAATCTTTAAATGATAATTAGGTTTGCCAAATTTATTTAATGTACCTGTAGGTTCAATAATAGTATTTTCATAACCATTATCTATTTCTTGTTTAATAACTTCAGAAATATCAACTGGTTCTAATTTTGTACCTGTAAATAAACCAGATGTATCTTTTTGCCCAAATCTTTCTATTTGATCTTCTTCGCTTAAAGTAGCTTTTAAATAATTACCTTGTGCAATAATACTATTATCAAAACCTTGACCAGAAAAACCTACTTTATCTTCAAAAGAATTTTTAATTATTCTTACTTTGCCATCACCAGTAAATCTAGTAGCAGAATAACCAGCTTTATTCATTTTGTTTAAAGCAATTTGTGATGCTTTATAAAATATTTGTTTGCCATCATCACTATTAATATCTATTTCTTTACTTCCAGTCATATAAGTTAATTCAGTAATTGTATTATCTAACCATACTCTTTTAACTTCTGGTGTTAAAAGTGTAGATGCAAATGTTGGAAGTAATGTTGTAGAATCAGGTGAAAACATATGGGCATATTTATCTTTTTGACCTAAAAAGAATTTTTTAACCCACCAAGTATTAGTATTAATATCTAAATCACTAATAACATTTTCTAATTCATTAGATGTAATAGAAGCATTTTCACTTAAATGTGTTGTAATTCTTTTTTTGTTTTCATTAAATTTAGTAGAATCTTTTGCAAAAAGATTTAATTGATTAGCACCAATAATATTATCTAAAACTGCAATATTAGCATTATTTGCTTCTTCATATATTGAAGCATTTTGAATTGAAAGATATGGAAACATATCTGTAGATTTAATATAATTATATAATGCAAGATTTTTTTTAAATTCATCCATTTGTCCTGGTTGATTAAAATCTACATTATATGTTGTATTTAATCTTTTAATAACAGCAGTAGGTTCTAAATTTTGATTCTTTAAAAGAGTCATAGCAAGACCAAATTTAGCATTACTAATATCAGTTATATTGTTATCATTAATACCATATCTTCTAAAAATAGCAGTTTGAAATAATTGTTTTTGTTCATCATTAACAAAATCATTAGAAATAATTTCACCATTCATAGCTTTATTAACTAATGCTTGAGCTTTAATATTTTTATCAACTATATTTATTGCATTAGGAAAATCAGTTTCTGATATGCCAGGCATATTATTGATTACATAATCATTTGCATTACCTGTTCCATCTTTAAATTTATTTACATCAAGTATTCCACCATACTGTTGTTCACCATCTAAATTATATTTAATTTTAGAATCTTTTAATGCACCAATTGATTGACCATTATAGTCATCATACAAATCTTTAACTTTTTTAATAATTTTAGATCTAATAAAAGGATCTTTAATTTGATTAGAATATTCTTGGAATATTGGATTGTTTGTGTCATCAGGTGTTACAGGTAAACTATCTTGCCCTGCTGCATAATTAGTAAAATATTTTAAACCATCTTTTTTTCCTATTTTTTTCATTAAGTTAAATACTCTTAATGATTCAATATCTATAATATCGCTATTTAAATTTTGAGTTAAAACGCTGCTTTTATATCTTCCAGTATTAACAATACCTTCTTCAGCAGATCCATAATTATGATTTAATTGTTTAAATGTAGTGTTACCAATATATGAATTAATATTCATAGCAGGTGCATCACTCATAGTAATAGTATCTAATGTAGATCCTGTATCACTAATTGTATTTTGTTTTGTAGTTAACCAACCATTAACTGCTGCTTCATCTTTTAAAGCATTATAATTAGCTGTAGCATATGCCATATTAGCTAAGTTTTTTTGTGCTAATATATTTTCTGCAATAGACTTATATGCTGATGGTGTATTTCCTAATACAGTTTTAGAATAATTATCTACTGCATTTTTCATTGCATCAGGATCATTTTTGTATTTATCTTTTAAATTTAAATAATGATCTCTTGATGTTTGATTAAATTGATATTGCCAATCTACTTTATCGTCAACTTCAGCTTTTTTTCTAAATGTATCAATAACATCAATAGCACCAGATAAAATTTCTGTTGAAATAGTAGTGTCTGGAAATTTTGGAATACCAATATTATCAGCTACAGATGCTCTAAGATTAACAGATTTTTTACCTGTTTCTAATGATGTTGTAATTTGTTTACCTGTTTTTAATGCCATTAAAATGATCCTTCAGTAGCAGTTCTTATTTTAGCTAATTTAGTAATATCACTATCTACTCCAGTGTCATATTGTCCTTTACCACTTTTATATGATTGTGCGTATGCTGCTGTTTTAAATCCACTTACTGCTAATTTAGTATAAGCACCATACTCTTGTGCTTTACCCATAACTTTAGTTGTATAAATAGCAGATTGTAATTTAGATTCAGATCTAGCAGTATTTAATTTTATAGTACTAACATCTTTTGTAGCTATTCTATCTATTTCACTTTGAACAGCTAAAAAACTTCTACTATCATCAGAATAACCAGAACCTGCTACAATAGCTCTATTAATTTTTTTCTTTTTTTCAGCAGCTTCGTTTACATCATTAGCATCTTGTAATCCTTTTAATTGATTAACTTTACGTTCAGTTTCATATTCTTGTAACTGAGCTTTTGTCATAGCTTTTTGATATTGTACTTGCTGATATGTACCTACAGCTTGTACTCCAAAACTAATTACTGCTAATGTTACTGGATCTGCACTCATTATGCGAATACTACCTCCACTGACATACCTAATATTTTAATTGGTAATGGATCATCTTGCGATAAAGTTACTGTTGGACTTTTGTCATATCCTAAAAAGAAAAATTCTTTTTTAGATGTAATAGGTGTTAGGTCAGAACCACCAGTAAAATTAACTTGCTGTACTACTAATGATTTTGCGGTTGTATCAGCAGCTTTGACAGTTAAATCTAATGCAGAGTTAAGATCAATGATGGCTCTTGAGATTCTTCTAGGTAATCCTGTTAATGGCCCTTCAGCTAATTCTTTATCAATAGGCATAGTTTCTATAATCGGTATATAATTAAATCCAATTTTTAATCCAGATGCTCTGGCAGTATTTAAAGTAATAGTGTTAGTAGCAGATACAGTAAACGCACCAAGAGAACTGTTACCTTCTATAGCATTAATAGATTCATTAGTATAAATTGCATTAACATTATGTAAAAATCCTTTTACTAAAGTAATTACTGCATTGTCCGCAGGTGTAACTGCTAAAGCAGTATTAAGGTTAAGGTCATAAGATCCTCCACCATTATTAGTTACTGCTTGTATAATATATTCAGTAGAATCACCAGCTATAGTAAATGTTTCATTAATTTGTGGATCAGATGTTAATCCATCTACTTTTAATACTGAACCTGTTTGGCTACCACCTTGAACCAAAGGTGTACCTTTTTGATTAACAGTAGAAATAGTTTTCATATCTAATGTATTACTATCATCATCAGCAAATAATTCCAATGTATAAACTGTAGATCCGTTTAATTGTCTTTTAACAATACACACAAGGTATTCATTAAGAGCAATTATAGATTGAAAGTAATCATCATTTCTTGTTGACCATAAACTCCAACCTGCAATTTTTTCATCTCTAACAGAATGAAACACTGCAAATGTTCCTGGTAATGTAGAACCATTATTTAAGAAAAAAGCATATTGTTCTGGTCTAGTAAAGTTACCTTTAATAACTGCAATTTGTTTTGGGTTATCAATTAAATGCTGTGCAAGTATTGATACTGATGTAGATTTATATCCATCTTCAATATCAGAATAAATAAATTCTCTAACAGCTTTACCATTCTTTTGAACAAACCCTGCTGCTTGATCAAACATTACAGGTGCTGTTCTACTAATACCATAAGGTGTTTGTCTTAATACAGATACGTTAGCAGGTGTAATAGTATTATCAGTTGCTCTAGGAATGTAATATTCTCCACCATCTGTAAATACTTGTAGATCTTTACCAGATAACATATGTCTAACTTCATTAACTTCTGAACCTGCAATATCTAAATCTATTGCTTCGTCTGGATCACCAGCTCCAACATCAAAATTATAATATTCAGATATTCTTGATGCTAAAATTCCAGCAGGTCTAGATTTAAGACCACCAAACCATAATCTATTATTATGAAATGTTACTGCTTGAGGATAACCTCTATGATCAGAAATTGCTTCTTCTTTCCAATTAAAATGTGGCCCAGCTCCAGCAGATACAGCTTCAATAATAGTAACTGTTACAACAGTTGCAGAAGTATAGCCAGTAATTTTCATTTGTGATCCATCAACTTCTAAATAGTGACCAACACAATCTGGAACAAATACTGGAGCACTTGCTGTTACAGTTCTTCCAGTTCCTGTAGCACCAGTAGATAAGGTTACTGTAACAGTAGAATCATCATATTTATAAAATGGTGCATATATTTTATTAACTCCAGAAACAGCAGGAGTATCTTCATCAATTCCAAATGCAAATTCAGATACAGTAAATGTTGTTGCAGATGATCTAAATATTTTTCTAATTGGATTATCTCTATGAGTTACAAATATTGTATCTCCAAATTGTGCAAAGTTTAATTCAAATAATTGAGCTGTAGTCCAATTACAGTTTGTAGTGTAATTAGATACAATTGGTGTACCACTAATATCGTAAACATCCATTCTATTATTTGATAACACTATAATAGCTATTTCATCATCAGAAAATACAAATGGAATTAATCTAGATTCAGCAGGTAATGTTGCAAGATAAGAAGTACCTGGTCTTCTCATTACTCCACCTTCTGCTAATAAAGCAAAATTTCTACATTGTTTAGCACCATTAGCATAAGCAGGTGTATCTATTCTGTTAGATAATAATGGATTAAGTTCTCCAGAAGAAAAGTTTGTTAATACAGTTTTTAGTGTTCTTGCCATTAGACATCAGTTCTTGTAGAGTTTCTTAAGTTAATAAATCTTGAAGTATCAAGTTTTCTAGTAGTTACTTCTGATGTATCAATATTTTTAGATATTAAAAATTGTCTATCAGATAACATTTTAAATTCTCTAATCATACCAGCATCTCTAGCAACAGATCCTGCAAAGATAGATGCAAGTTCATATTCTAAAGCTAATCTAAAATGAGCTGGAAAGTAATCTTCTTCTACTCTGTAAATATAATCTAATATTAAAGTATTGTTTCCACCATAAGTATTTACATAAATTTTATCTTTGTATCTTGTATATGGAATAACATAGTCATTAACTGTTACTGTAATAATTTGTAATACTCCAGGATCAGCAGGTAATTGATAAGCATAATCATATCTACCTTCTGGTGCTGATGCTAATAATGATAATTGTTTTTGGTTAGTAGCAAATTTCCATCTATGTCTAGTTAAAGAAGATTGAACAATATCTTCATAAACATTTGATGCAACGAGAGCTTCAGTGCTACCATCTGAAAAAGAAGATATAGGTTGAGCACCTATCATTACTAAAGCTCTTGCACATATATCTACTTTACTTGTTGCCATTAAAATCCTTTATTAAATTGAGGGCGAGTTTCCTCGCCCCCAAATATATATATTATTAAGCCAAAGCTACAGTAGTTACTGTTGCTGCTCCAGATGCAGATGTTACAGATAGCACGTCTGCTGCTATTGTTCCACCAACTCCAGAAGTAACAATAATAATGTCACCTTGTTTTAATTGATTATATGCTGAGTTGAAGTAACCAGAACCACTAATAGTTCCAATTGCATCTCCGTCTATATAGAAGAAAATACTGTTACCACCAGCTTCAGCAATCTTTTTGATTGGGTTGTCTGTTGCGTATGCCATATTATCCTCCTATTACTCCGCACATTTTTGAACTCTTAATCCATTAGAGTCAATCTCAACTGCACCTAATGATAACATAGATGTAATTAAGTGTGATACTTTTTCTGGAATGTAGTTCACTTCAGTTTTAACGTCAGATCCAACACCTAATCCCACAGATGATTTGTGGAAAGCTAGTGTGTATCTATCGCTTGATGGTTTAGATAAACCAGAGTGTACGAACCATAAGAATCCTAACCATCTTTTAGCAGTCATACCACCTTTGAATGGAAGTTCATCTTGTCCTACGTATTCTAGTCTTGTAAACTGATCAATACCTAATAGGTCAGACCATTGTTTAGGCCCTACTACCCAGTATCTTTGACCATCATCTGGAACGTCATTACCATTGAATGTTTCCATCATATTTTTAGCTTTCACTAAAGACATACCTGTTGATGCGTCTGAGTTTACGTTATTTGCGAAAGCAGTACCTGCATCCATCACATCTCTTATCACTTCGTCAGTTTTTCTACCAAGTGCATAAGCTGCTGATTGTGCAACTACTTGTCTTTCGTCAATGTTTACCTTTAACTCGTCTAACTTGTCAACGTAATCTGCTGCATAGTAATCAGTTAAAGTTGC